AATTATATTTTCTAGTCTCGTCAGCGACACATATGTCAAAAAAACCTAATCTACTAACAATATTTCTTGTAATAGGAGTTAAACTTGCTAACGCCTCATCTTCTCTATAACTTCCGTATTTACGTATACTTTCTATTACTTTCTCCCACTCTTCGTCCGCTTTTAAATTAGCACAAGGAGAGTTTTGTAAGGTAATTAATTCTCTTATCTCAGCAATACTAGGGAAGTATTTACATTGATTTATTGCTTGTATAACAGCATTTTTAAATAAGCCTATATCAGTTCTTTTAAAAAAGTCATACCATATTGCCAATAAATCGTTATTAAGTTCTTTATTATATGCTGTAAATAAATATTGCATTATTTTACTAAATTCTTTTATATCCATTAGTCTATTAAACCTCTTTTCAACATTTCTTGATAATCTTCACTAGCACTTATAATGCCAGAAGTATTTAAGTCTTTATTAGTATATTCGTCATCCCAACGTTGTTGGTGAAACCAAGTAGAACCATTGAGAATATATTGTTGTTGTTTCTTATTAATTTTTAAATAATAAAGGTAATTATTAAGACCTTCTTCTATCTTTTCGTATGTAATTCCACTCTTTCTTGCTTTAATAAAATCTCTTTTTGCATTATTTTTGCCTTTTTTGTTAGGATAAATTGACCAAATCTTATCAAACTCTTGTGCAAAATTGACTTCATTTTTGCACGATATATTATATATACTATTCTCTTCTATTCTATTCTCTTCTATTCTATTCTCTCTTAGCATTGGCTTAGCACTTGCTAAGCAAGGTTCTTTTAACTCATATCTTTCATTGATTAATTTTAGTAGTTTTAATTCGTCTACATATTCAGTTTCATTAATTCTTCTACTATCTAACCAATTATTCTTATTCCAGTCAGTTATTACAATAACTCCACTTTCAAAAGGAATAAAATAGCCTTTAGCAATTAAGATTTTAAAATCGTCATCAGTAAAACCACATACTTTTTGTAAACGTCTAGGTTGAAAAAACCCTTTGTCGTCAGCACTCATACCTGCCATAAAATATAATGCTTTGCTTGAATTAGGCAAGTCAGTAAACTTATCACTTTCTACAACCCTTTTATCAAACATTCTTTTTTGTGCCATATAACCTCCTGTTTGTTATTGTTTTTTTAAAATAAGTATTAATGCTCGCTATTTATCACTCCTTACTAATCGCCATCACATTTATTGCTTTGACTTTATGTTTCCATTATAATCGCATAAATGGTAATATGCAATACATTTTTAGCAATTTTTTAAAAAAGTTATTTAAGTATTAAATTAGAGACGTTTATATCTTTACCTTCTATTTATATTAAGTTATAATTAAAGTGTCTAATATGTACCTTAAAATTAATTTTAGAGGTATATTTGAGTATAGGAGCGAAGTATGAAACACAAAAGTAGTAAATTAAGAAAATTAGAGAGTAAAAGAACATCAATTTTAACAAACGATTTTGAACATTGTATAATATGCAAAAATCAGGCAACTGATATTAATGAAATATTTATGGGTAGAAACAGATTAAACTCTATTAAGTATGGTTTATGTATTCCTTTATGTAGGGAATGTCATAATAAATATCACAACGATAGAAATATGCAACTATTTTGGATGAGAGAGGGATTTAAAATATTTGTATTAACACACTCTTATAAAGAATTTCAAGATATTTTTAAATATATAAAAGGACTAGATATTTTCTAATCCTTTATTATCCACAAAAACTCGGCTGGGCGTCGTCTACAATCAAAACTATCATAAATCACACCATAGACGGAACAAGTAATATGACCACTCATTGTTATAAGACAAATCTTATCTGAATACTCATTTGCTACTTGTCCTACTGTTCCAGTTACATTTATTCTCTTATATCGCTCGTTTAGATATTCTCTTATAAAATATTTATCGTCCATCATCGTGCCTTTTTCTTGTGCTAAATTACTAAGTTTGTCATATGTCTCGTCCCAAGTATTACCTTCTGCTAGACTAATAGCCCTAATAGTACAATCGTTTACAAAATTGCCTAATATATTGGCGTTGTAAAATCTATACATTACATTTGTGCTATTCTTTGAGCAGTTTGTCTAATCATTTCGATTTCTTCTTGAGATTGTGCGTCTTCTCTTAACATACGTGCAAAGTCTTCCATACTTTCTAACATATATTTAAGACTTCTTTTAGTATCTTCATTATGACCATATCTTTCTCTACCATATTCATATCTTCCATAGTCATCATACATTCTATCTAAATGACCATATCCACGATATTTCATATCTCTACCTCTTCTCCCATAGTCGTTGTAGTCATTGTATCTTCTGCCATAATCGTTATAATCATTATATCTCATACACTCATCCTCCTTTGCCATATGTCTTATTTTTGCTAGTTTGTAGACGTATTCTACATTGTTTCCGTCTATATTATCTATAATTTCATCTAATTTCTTTTCAGTTACTTGAATTATTTTTTCTTCCACTTTCATTACTCCTTTCTTTAAGGATATTCAAAATCTCATTTTGTTGTTTTATTATTTTGTCAAAATATTCTGTATCTTGTTTTTGTAGTTCTTGCATTAAATCTACATTATTATAGTCTTTAAATAATATTTGCAAACTTAATGCTTGTAAAATTAATGCTAAATTATCTACATTATTACGCATATCTCTTTATTGTTATATTAGCGTTTTTAACGATTGGTATTTGAGTATCAGTAGCAGTTCCATCATATATTATTGAAGGTATACTTCTTACAGTTATTGATACAGTACCTCTACCACATACTCTTATATATTTAGTAGAAGACACATTTGTATAAACTCCAACTTCAACAGGTGTGTCCATTTCAGTGCCATTGACTTGAGTTCCGTCAGCAAAAATTGCTAAGCCGATATTTCCTGCTGTAGCACTAGTAACATTGCCATTAAATGTTATTTCATATATTCCACCACCTAATATATTAAAAGTAGCAGAACCTTCATTATGATTTAACCAACCATTAAAACAATTAGCACTGTTAGTTCTTAAGTCAGTATCACTAAATGTGATAACATCTTCATTTGATTTTAAAACTGACTCTTGTTCTTGTACGCTTTGTATCATAATATTTCTCCTTTCATAAAATAAAAGAGATAGGTCTTGCCTATCTCATAAATTAGCAAGTTCCATTAAGGCTTGTCTATTGACATTTTGCTATACTATTGTGTTTCCATAAAACCCGTTACCATAAAATGAGTTATAGCCTACGTAAGGGGAACCTGTTAGATAGGCAGGTACTGGATAGGGTCTCAATGCAGTAATTATGTTGTTTTCAGTTCTTTGGTCTGAAATAATATCTTTAGCAGATGTTAATTTATCTCTTAAATCTTGGATAGTGTTTTGAGTAATTAATGCTCTAGTTTGTTCACCGTCTTCACGAATTAGAGATTTTATGTCACAACAACAAGCGTCAACGTGTGCTTGGTTTTGTAATGCTTGAGTTAAGATATTTGTATTTAATTCATTTGTTTGAGTTAAAATATCTCTTTGAGTATTACATTCTGCTAATTGATTAGCATATCTGTTTTCTAATACTTCACTTCTTAAATTACAAACATCTTGTGCAACATTTGTGAACCCATTGGAAATTAAGTTAGATTGGTTTTGAAATCCATTATTTACGTCTCTTTGAGTAAATTCAGAAGAAATATAGTCAGTAGTTGCTACATTATTCCATCCGTTACCACCGAAACCAAATCCGTTATTTCCATTAAATAACAAAGCCAATAGTACGATTGCCCATATTGCGTTGTTGTCACCAAAGAAACCGTTATTACCATACATTGGATAGAAACCGTTTCCATTAGTAGTTGCTAATTCTACAGTAGGTTGTATACCGTTGTTTCCGTTCATCTTTTTACTCCTTTCTATATATCAACACTATTTTGTGTTAATACCACTTTGTATTTTATTTATAACATCGTCAGATATTCCCATCTGCTTGCCAATGTCAAATATTTTATTAATTTGCTCTGGAGTGTTACCTTTTGTTATTTGATTAAACATTTCGTAAGGGTTACTGCCATTATTTATCATATTCATTATCTGTTGTGCTTGTTGTGGACTTCTTATTTTCAACTGATTTAACATCATTGTTATTATTGGATTGTTCATTGTTTACCTCTTCTAACTTTTTTATTTTCATTTCTAACATTTCTATCTTAATATCTTTCTCGTCTTTTTCTATTAGTTCATTTAATTCATAGACTTTTACCTCTCCGTTTACTTTCTTAACCCATAAAACACTCATATCTTTAGAGAAAAATGGTGTATCTGCATATATAACTTCTTTATTTACAACGTCTATGTTATCAACAAATCTCATAGCGGTAGGTTGATTAAATTGAAAGTTTTGCATAATTGGAGTTTGTGGTATCTGTGATTTTAATTTTTCTAATTCTGCAATTTGATTATTAATCCTTTCAATACTTAATTGTGGGTTATAACTATATGAACCGTTTAACATTATTACATCTCCTTAAATTTAAAAAGGAGAACATTAAGTATTATATTAAAATACTATTTGTTCTCCTTTCTATCTAAATTATTGCATAAAAAAATAAGGTAAGATTGTTATACTCTTACCTTATTTCTATCATATTTTTCTAACTTGATTTCCTGATTTATCTTTGACACATATGTAGCAGTTTTCCATCTTACCCCACAAGTTTCCGTCACCATCTGTGGCAAAACCTGTTATATTTACTTCAACTCCTACCTTAAAGCGTGCCTTAGCATTAGGATTTGTACTTGTTAATTTTGGTTTAACCTTAGCCTTACATTCTTTAACTTTAACATAATTATTAGTTGCTACTTTAGCACTTGTTCTTATATATTTTTTCTTTAATGTTATATAAGAACCCTCAGTCCACGTATTATCGAAGTTCTTTTCTCCAATTAAATATGGATATGGGTCAACGTAAGTGTTTAAGTTTGGCATAACGGCTAAATGAAGGTGAGTAGCGGTTGCATTGCCTGTATCACCCATAAAACCTATTCTTTGACCTTTAGCAACTAATTGGTTCTTTTGTACTAATATAGAACCTTTTTTTAAGTGCATATAAACAGAATAATGTCCGTTAGCGTGTTTAATATAAACATAATAACCTGCTTTGCTAGAATGACCTGTTTTATATACTTTACCTTTTTCTATAGCAATTATATAGCAAGGAGTATTACCTTTATCATTTGGTCCTCGACTTATTAGGTCTTCTCCTCTATGTCCATCTTTTAAATCAAAAGGGCAAGTTTCCCAATGTTTCCCACTTTCTAAGACGGGGTTCACGACATTAGGAATATATTTCTTTTTCTTCGCCATAATTATTACCTCCTATTTTACCTCTGGCAAGCCCGTTGCTATTGAATTTAATATAGATAAAATACCTGCTAGAATACTAGCAGATAACACATATAGCCAATTAACTTCTTGTAAAACGACAGCAGTTCCAACGCTTGCTACAGCAGTTTGACATATAGTTCTTATTGCTCTAATACAAGACGCTTTCCAAAATTCTTTATTCATAATTTCCTCCTTAAAAAATGAAGATATTATAGTATCTTCATTATTTTATCTTTTATTTTCTTTATTTCTCTATTTATAGTACTCTCACTACAATGTTCTAATTGTGCCATTTTAGTTATAGAATAGTCTCTTAATCTATATTCTAGTATTCTTTCTTGTATTTCACTAAAGAACACTATTTCTTTAATTTTATTTAATTCGTCTTTTGTTAAGTCTAACTTTAACATAATACTCACCTTTCCGTGAGTCGTATTTTATAAAAAATAATAAATTAATCAATACCGTATAAAACGACCATTACCTAAGATTTACGTATATTATTACCTAATATTTTCATATTTTAATAATAAAAAAACTAAGCCATATACTTCTTAGTTTTAAAATAAATATCTCGTCTTCTATTATGTATTGTTCTTTCACTATAATGACACATTTTACTTATTTCTTCACAACTATAGCCTTGTACTAACTTTTTAAATATTTTATGTTCGCTCTTCTTTTTATTTAATATGTTTGAAGATAGAATGTATTTATACATCTCTGGTTCAAAATTGTATGTATAATGTATTAACTTCATATAATACCACCCCTTTCCAAATGGTTCAGTATTATATGCTACATATCTTAATTTGTCAAATTGCCTTTAAATCTTTTTTTATATTCTTCTTCTAATTCTTGTAAATAAACCTTTACGGCTCCGTTTCCGCCTTTATCTATATAGTCTCTTCCAACTGATATTCTCTCACTTAAAGGTATATTATCATTACATATTGTATTCTTCATTGTATTTAATGAGTTCTTTGTTAGTTCATCTCTTATTACTTTTATTTCTTGTTTTGTTTCTTCGTGTTGTTCTATTCTTAACTTATCCATCTCATTCATTTTATCATTAAATGGTTGGAGTGATTTATCTAATACTTTTTTGCCTACCTTTAAAGCAAAAACACATACAATACCACCTGCGGTTATAATACTAGCAAAATTAGTTAGTATATGTTGTATATCACCTATTGTTATATTTTCCATTGTTGTTCCCCTTTTCTAATTAAATATATTTGTTTTATATCCTATTATATATACAGGTATTAAAAAATAGTTATCTTCAAAACTTTGGTCTTTATTATACCCAAAACAAGCACCACTATTAAAATGTGTATCATCAGTTCTACTTATTGTTCTCATATAACCTGCAACACTTGTAAAATAACCACCATTAAATAAACCTATTTGACATCCTTTTGGTACTCTGCAAGAACCCCAAGTATCATTTTGATTACGAACTTTATAATATACTTCAAGTATGTCATAATCATCACTGCTTAATGTTATAGTATCATCGTGCATAGCACTTGTTGGGTCAGGATTTTCCCACAATAATGTTCCACCAAAATGTTCATTGCTATATTTACAACTATAACTATCAGTTTGACTATTATTATATGTACCTACTACACTTGCTTGTGTTGGTGCAGTTTCAGTTATTTTTTTTATTCTCATAATTAACCTCCTATTACATTTTTATTCCATATACCTTATATATTTTATAGTTATTACTATGATTTGTGCCACTATAATAATTACCTTGATATTGGTGTTGTATAGTTGTTTTTTGTGTACTAGAATTATAAGTTAATTTAAGCACGTCATATTCTTGGTACAACATATCGGCATATGAATGTGTACTTATTGTTAATACATTTTTGCCTGTATATAATAAACCTGTTCCTAAATCATCAGTAATCATTAAATAGTCATAATCAGTATAATTGCCATTAAACTCAATATTTCCTGTTTGACCACTTGTATTGCTAAATAAAACAACTCTATCATCACTTGCTTGTTCCCATCCACTAGGTATATCACTTACTTGTCCATCATAATCTACTATTGTACCGACAGGCATACTATCTAATGCTTTAATAGTTACATCATACCATTGTCCGTTATATTTATATTTCATATTATTCCTCCTAACTTATCTTCATTAGTACTATTTTGTATTGACAAGTGTCGCTAGTTAAATAACCGTAAGTACTATATAATGCAACTCCTGTTGGAACTAAAGTTATTAAATCCCAGTTTTCTTGGTTATCTAATAAATAATATCTATAATAACTCCATTGGCTATCGCTGTGTTTTTGCATATATGAAATAACTACACAATTATCTTTAGTAAATCCACTTGGATAAGGTATAACTACAAATAGTTCCCCATTAGTATATGTTCCTGATAATACAGCAATTTCATTATTAGCAAACGGTCCAAAATCATTATTTGGGTTTATCCATACTACTTCATTATTTGCCGGAGTAGTAGTACTTATTGCGACTTCTGCGTCTGCTTGTATTTGTATATCACCACTACCTAGCAATGATGTGCTATTAATTGTTTTAATATTTGTGCCACTAACTAATGTTTCTTGTTTCCCACCTAACGCAGTAGATAAATCAGTTTGGTCTGCAAGTGTTCCTGTAATATTACCCCACTCAGCACTTGTTTGAGTATTTGATATAACACCATTAGTTATATCTATTCCAGTACCAGCGGTATAAGTTGTATCAGTTGCACTTATTACATTACCACTTGAAATACTTACATTTGTTCCTGCTGTATAAGTAGTATCTGTAAATACCGCATTTGCAGGTACATCACTTGCTACTGTATGATTATTTACTTTCTCAGCATTATCTACAATACCGTTATCGTTTGTATCATAAGTTGCTTTAAGCATATCGCCAGAACCTTGACCATCTTCTCCGTCTCTTATTTGAGCAGTTGTAGTTCCACTTAAATCAGTAATAGTAATAGTCGCTATTTTGCCTTCTTTAGAGACACTTGCAGAAGGACTAAATCCGCTACTTCCTGTCTCTCCTTTTTCCCCGTTTAGTATATCGGCAGTAGTAGTACCAACAGCGTCTGTTATTGTAATAGTCGCTCCTGTTGATGTTGGTTCTATATTTGCTATAGGAGAAAAACCATCTTCACCTGGAGGACCTGGAGGACCGACAGGGTTAATCATACCCGAAAGTTCAATAGAAGGAGTTAATTCTCCTTGTAACTCTACTGCTTCTATATTTCCATTAAGCATTTATATCACCTGCCTCTGGATTTAATACAAACTCTTTGGCACCGTCTTCGTCATAGCCTATAATAGTTTGTACTTCTCCACTAGAGTCAATATAAACCTCATACCAATATGTTGCTGGCTTATTAATAATTTCACCTATTTTCATTTCAGCAGTTGTTATAGGTATCGAAACTACATTTGTTTCTTCTTCAACTTCTACAGTTTTATGGAAAATTATATCTTCTTCATCTTTCTTAGATGTAATTTTTAAACCTACAATTTCCCCGACTTTAAATGTGTATGGGTTTTTATTTTTATCTTTAGCAGTTACGTTAAGAGTAGTTGCGTCTCCTCTATTTATTTGTATTTGTTTTGTTCCACTATCATACTTAATCATTTTTACCATCCTCCTTTTTAAGTAGTTGTATTTCTTTCTTTAATTCTTCAATTTGTTCTTGCTGTTCTTGTATCGCTTTACAACAAACAGATATATAAGAATATAAATCAACTCCGTCGTTATTGTCATTAGTAACGTCTTTAGAGTATTTATATTTGTCTCCAATTACAAATCCAATGTGGTCTTTGTCACCATCTCCGTCTTTATATTTGAATTTATAAATATCTATGTCACGGATTATGTCTAAACCGCTTGGTAGTTTTCTAAAATCTGTCTTAAGTTCTTCCAAAGAGCCTTGGCAAACACCGTTTGCACTATAAATATGACCGTTTGTACTTATATCATATATACCGCTTCCGTTATCTGCTATGTAACATACTCTACTAATACCTGCACCAACAGTAACAAAACTTAGTTCGTCTGGATATAAGTAAGATTGTCTCGTAGAATTGACAGAAGATACGCTTTCATACGACATTGTTGTGTATCTGTCTGTTTCTCCAGTACCATCTTTTATTATTTTAAATGCAGGAGTTCCTACAGTATAGTTGTTTTTTAAAACCATTTTGCCGTCGTTAGACAAATTAAAATGGTCAGATGTTATAGTTAAATCTTTAGAAGACATATTAATAACGTCTCCTTCGACGAATAACTTATTTGCAGATATTGTCTTAGTCGTAGTTCTGTTGTTGATAGAGTCGATTAATTTATCTCCATCGTCTGTAGATAAATAATTCAAACTATCTAACCAATCATCTATATTAAATGTTTCTCCTGTGGCTTTACCAGTTTTACATCTATATAAGATATGATTTGTATTATCAGCCCAAACATCGCCTATATCGTAAGGCGGTGTTGGTTGAACAACAAATACTCTTCTGTTGCCGTCGATAACATCTTGTGAAGCGTTTGCAATAGCAAGTGCTTGTGCACCTACAATATTTGTAACTTCTATCCAAGAATATACGTTATTTTCATATACAAACTTATATACCTTGCCTGTATCAGTATTGTAAAACAAATCTTCTAAGTGTTCTTTCTTATCATCGTCTGTTATCCAATTACTAGCAGGCACATTTAATAGTGTTGGAACATAACCATAAAACCAACTGGTTACGTTTCCGTCCAGTTGGTCTTTGATTAAATCCATATTTTCTGTAGTTTTATCTACAAAATCTTCTAATATTCCGTTTGTATGAGTTAATTCTCCTTGAACCTCATATATTCTTTTAATACCTTTTTGATAACTATCTAAATTGTATTTGCGTAAAAGGTCTTCGACCGTATTACTTCTATTATAATCAGGCATTGCTATCACCTACTTCCAAGAAAATGTGCCTGTATTTTTGTCATAATCAAATCCTAAGTTAATTAGAATTGCTTTCTTTTGGTCATTTATTATATCTAAACTATTAACATAGTTGAATATATCAGTATTATAATCATTAAATGATTTATAATAAGTTCTTAAATACATAGCCTTTTGAGGTAATGACATATCCAATGAATTAATATATTCAAATGTTTCTTCTTTATCATTACTTGTATTATCTCTAATCTTCTTTAACTTATCATTAATTTCGTTATAAGCATAAACGTTAGAGCCTGCTATAGTAGATTGAGTTAAACCATCCATTGAGAAATAGTCTTCTGGACTCATATCATACTTTTGAGCATATTCTTCTTGTTTTGCTTTAATTTTATCGTCTACCTCTGACCATACCAACTTGCCATTTTTCATTGTTGTATAGAACTCTTTGTCACCTATTGTGGCATAAGCGTCAGTATAATAACCAGTTTGATAGTCTTGCATAGCAAATTTAGCCAAATCATCAATTTGTCTTTGAATTAATCTTGCTTGTTGATACTTTTCAGAAGTAGATAAGTCAGAGTTTTGTATTTGTTTCTTTTCAGCATATAAAGCACTTATATCATTTCCTACTTTATCTAAGTATTTATATTGTAGTGATTTAACAAAAGCCTCTTCACTATCTTCGATAGAATTATATGTTTTGACTTCCTTTTGAAGTTCGTTTTTAACATCATAATATTGATTAACATACTTATTAGATATAGTACTATCTACAGTAAACTTTGATACAAACGGAGCAATTAAAGCATTTTTAACTACATTATCTGTATTACTTTCTGCATATGGTGTCATAATAGGCATTACAACATCACCTATACCTCCAGTATATTGGTCTAGTAAATAATCTATTTTCTTAGGAGAATAATTAAACGTTTTGCCTAACCACTTAGCAAGTGAAGTTGTCTTTTCGTCATATTGATAAGCGTCAGGGTAGTTTTCAAGTGTTGTACTAACAATTTTGCTACCACTCCAACTTTTGTTGTTTGCAACACTT